CACATGCACTCCCACATCATCCAAGCCGAGCATCGGCCTGAAGGAATGCTCTTCCCTATTGAAGCAATCACACTCCAGGAACGCCAACAGGCCCGCAAGATAACTACTCCAGAACGTGTGCAGGCCGTCGCGGATCTTGTGGCCACAAAGCCGAAAGAGCCTTGGCTTATCTGGTGCAACCTCAACACGGAATCTCAGGCGGTAACTTCGGCCATTCCTGACGCAGTGGAAATCACCGGCTCAGATTCGATAGAGAGTAAAGAATCTAGAATGCTCGGATTCAGCTCTGGCGAACACAGAATAATTTGCACAAAGCCATCCATCGCTGGGTTTGGAATGAACTGGCAACATTGTCAGAACGTAGTATTTCTGGGCCTCTCAGATTCCTATGAACAGTTCTACCAGGCCATCCGCCGATGCTGGCGTTTCGGCCAAAAGAACCCCGTCCAATGCCACATCGTAACTTCGGGCATCGAGGGAGCTGTGGTTTCCAACATTCAACGGAAAGAAGCCGATGCCGCCCGCATGGCGGAAGGAATGGTAGCCCACATGCATGAACTAAATGAACAGGAGATCAAGGGTACGGTGCGAACGATGGACACGTATAAAACAAATCACGCATCCGGGCCCAACTTCGATTATCACCTTGGGGACTGTGTGGATGTAGTGAGCCAGATTCCGAGCGACTCCATCCACTACTCTATTTTCAGCCCGCCTTTTGCTAGCCTATACACCTATTCCGCGTCCGAGCGAGACATGGGCAACTGTAAAGATGCCGATGCATTCTATGGGCATTTTCGTTTCCTGACACGTGAACTCTTCCGGGTAATGATGCCAGGCCGGAATCTATCCTTCCACTGCATGAATCTCCCCTTTTCCAAAGAACGGGACGGATTCATTGGCATCCGAGACTTCCGCGGCGAATTGATCCGAATGTTCCAGGATGAAGGATTCATCTTCCATTCCGAGGTTTGCATCTGGAAGGATCCAGTCACGGCCATGCAGCGCACCAAGGCCATCGGGCTTCTCCACAAGCAGATCAAAAAGGACTCCACCATCAGCCGTCAAGGAATCCCCGACTATTTGGTGACGATGCGCAAGCCCGGCGTCAACCCTGAGCCTGTCACCCATACCAATGAATCTTTTCCCGTCCAGGTGTGGCAGAAGTACGCCAGTCCAGTTTGGATGGATATTAACCCCAGTGATACCCTTCAGCGTGAATCCGCCCGCGAAGAGAAGGATGAAAGGCATATCTGTCCGCTTCAGCTTCAGGTAATCCAGCGCGGTATCGAACTCTGGTCTAACCCCGGCGACTTAATTCTATCCCCATTCGGCGGGATCGCTTCTGAGGGCTTTGTGGCCCTGAAGATGGGGCGCCGCTTTGTGGGAGCCGAATTGAAAGAATCCTACTGGAAGGTTGGATGCCGGAACCTCAACCATGCTCATGCAAGCGTTGGAGGCCTATTTGATGGGTCCAACGATGTTTGCGAACTCGAAACCGCCGTCGGAGAGGATTAACCCATGGTCCTTCAGTCTCGTGTCAATCAATGGCAGCGCCAAACCTTCCCTAATGCCACAGTCGCAGGGGCCGTGATCCATATGGAGCGCGAATTGGAAGAGCTACGTACCGCCGTTGCTCATAGTCATGCCCCGGCCATCCAGGAAGAATTGGCCGATGTAGTTCTCTTGGCCATGGGCTGCGCTGGGATTCTGGGCTTTGATCTCATGGAAGCAGTCGAGGCCAAGTTTCTCCAGAATCAGAAACGATCCTGGCAGGAACCAGACAGCGAAGGTGTTGTGGAGCACATCCGATGACCAACCCAGCCATCAATCCTCAAACCAAGGCCAAAATCATTTCCTGGATTGCAGATGGAACCATGACTCGCAAGGAAGCTGCCGAGCGAGTGGGATGTTCATCGGTAACCGTTGGGCAATGGTGCCGAGATGCCGGGGTTAGGGCCAAGCGAAGGCGAAGTGACGCAGAAGGGCAGGTGAATCATGACACCAGAAAGATATAATGAAATAATGTGTCAAGAAAAATATCGTCATCAACATCCGCGTGATTATCGATGCCGGAATTGCGGGGGTGATAGGGTTAAACGAATGCTGCCTACTCTTGATCCCTTTGAAGCTCTTCGACCCGCAAATATATGGGCACCCCCTTTATGGTGTATTAGGGATATTCATGAACAATTAGATCCCGGATATTGTTTCTATTGTGGGACAAAACGTGATCCAACCCTTGACACCACTCAAGGATGAACCCATAATTTAGAGTTGTCCTGTTCCAAAGCTACGCCCACAAGCCGCGCCGTGAGGCACCGCTTCCCTCTTTGAAACAGAAACGGCTGAGGCGGTATTAGCTGGGAAATGGAAACCCAGCACCGCGGATGGAGATCAAAGCCATCCTTTAGGGGCGCCCCGATTGAAACCTAGTCGATGTATCGGTTCGAATCCGGTTACGTCTCAGTCCATAGAACGAATCCAGGGCAGCATGAGCACCGCCATGTTGAAACCAGTCAGAATGGGTTAGCGCCCTTTTTGGCCCCTGGATTCCATAAAGCATCAGAGGCCCAAATCGCGAGGTTTGGGGGTCAAAGTAGCTTCCGCTACCGTCTGGAGCATGAAGTGAGAAGCCCGCTGCAATCTCCCAGTGGGCTTTTTTCTTTGCATAGGAACAAATTGCGCTGTACCCTAGGGTCATGAGAGAGACAGGGAAGGTATGAGCAGATCTAAGGACCCCGTGACCGGGCTTACTACGGCTCAGGAAATGTTTGCTGTAGAGCTCGTAAGAACTGGGAATCAAACAGCCGCTTATCGTAAAGCTTACAAATGTGATAAGATGAAAGAAAATGCAATCAATGTGGAAGCATCAAGACTTTCCATTCACCCTATGGTTGCACTTAGATTGGCTTCTCTTCGCGCCGAAGCCCGAAAGGAATCAGGAATTACGCTCCAAGAGCATCTTTCCAGATTAAATCGGCTTGGTATCAAAGCTGAGCAGGTCAACCAATTTGGGGCCGCTGTCACGGCTGAAATGGCACGGGGGAAAGTATCGGGGCACTACGTGGATCGTGTCGCCAATGCGGACGGCTCCAACCTGATCCCACCACGGATCGAGATAGTCCTTGTCCGCCCCAAGTGAGATTGCCCCACTTCGGATCGAGATTCCAGAAGCCCTGGACTTTCTCTTAGAGCCCCATCGGTACAAGGTAGCTTACGGAGGCCGGGGATCGGCCAAGTCATGGAGCGCAGCCCGTGTCTTGATTGGAATGGCCCGATCTGAGAAGAAACGGCTGCTTTGTGCCCGTGAAGTCCAAAAGAGTATCAAAGATTCCGTTTACAAGCTTTTGGCTGATCAGATTGAATTGATGGGGCAAAGCCCAGCTTTCGAGGTGCTCAAGACTGAGATCCGGTGTGTGAATGGCTCGGAGTTTGTTTTCTCTGGTCTAGCGAACGTCACGGCCGAGAGTATCAAATCCTTTGAAGGTGTGGATATCGTATGGGTTGAAGAGGCTCAGACGGTCTCAGCCCGATCCTGGGAACTTTTGATTCCCACCATCCGTAAGGCTGGGTCTGAAATCTGGATCACAATGAATCCAGACCAGGAAGAGGACGCAGCCTACCAGCGATTTATCAAGACCTGCCCGCCGGGCGCCATTGTGCGGAAGATCAACTGGGAAGAAAACCCATGGTTCCCTGATGAACTCCGGACCGAAATGGAATATCTCTACCGAGTGGACCCCGAAGCTGCGGCCCATGTCTGGGGCGGCCAATGCCGCAGGGTGACCGATGCCCAGGTTCTTCGAGGCCGGTTCAGGGTGGAAAGCTTCGAGCCTGAACGCGGCTGGGATGGCCCATATTACGGGGCGGACTGGGGTTTTAGTGTGGACCCAACGGCTTTGATTCGAATGTGGGTCAATGGGCGAACCCTCTACCTCGAGCATGAGGCCTACGGGGTTGGGATCGAACTGGACAATACTCCGGAGCTATTCGACACGGTTCCAGAGGCCCGCAAGCATGTCATCCGGGCAGATAATGCCCGGCCTGAGACCATCGCCTTCATGAAGCGCCATGGCTATCCATTAATCACCGCAGCCGCAAAAGGTCCCGGCAGTGTGGAAGATGGCGTAGAATTCCTACGGAGCTTCGAGATGATCGTGATTCACTCCAGATGCAAACACGCGGCGGAAGAGGCCAGGCTT